CCGAAGAATTATCCGGATTAAAGAGCCCGGTCTCATCAATCAATCTTAAATTTGCTCCACCCCCCACAAAAGAATCTTGGTTGCGATTGTAAGCACGGCGTACTTGCGCTCTCAAGACAAATTCTGAGACATCAATAGTCTGACTAGCTTCATCGCCAAAGACTCCGGTGCCGAGCGGTGTCGAAGGGTCTCCGATTACACAAGCCGGATCAAAGACCGCCCCATTCGAGAAGTCAATTGTGACCGATAAGACCGCCCCCATTACCGACCAAGATTCCCGAGTGTGACCGGATTGCCTTGACGATTGAGATTGCCGATTATATCGGAGAGCAAGAATCCAAGATCTTGTCCTTGAGTAAGGACAGAGCCTTCTACGCTGACATTGCCGCCAAAGCCGCCGCCGGTAAATCCTTCCATTCCATAATCATAAACATCGGCTTGATTGATGGTGCCCATTTGTTGAGTGTTCGGAGTAGGGTATCCAAAATTTGGTTGATTCAATTCAAAGAGCCGTGCCGCTTCTTCGGCTGTAATTACGCCCATCCCAAAATTTGCCGCGCCCGGTGTAGGCGGTGGCGGCGGCATAAATGGTCTGAAATTTTCACCGGCAGAATCAATACCCGATGGAGCCGATGGCGGCTTTGGTGGATTGATGATTGCTTCGCGCCGCGCATCTTCTTCGGCTTTATTGGCGGCGGCCACTTTGCCAATATTTGCAATTCGATCCTCATAGTGTTTTGTATATAAGTCATTCAATTCGGCGAGCGCATCCATTTGCTTTTGCACATCATCTTCTTGCAATGCAATCAAGGCATTGACCCGCTTCTTATCTTCTTCGGATAATTGCCGCGTCAAGGCCACTTGCAAGCTGATTGCATCGGTGTCAAATTGCTTTGCCAATTGTTGCCGCACAAAATTATCACGGTCGCTCTTGGCCTTTGCAAGTGCCGCAATTTTTTCTTGCTTGGCACGATCGGCGGCGGCTTTTGCGGCGGCTCTTTGCTTTGCTTCTTCGGCTTTCAATCCCTTGATAAAATCGGCTAAAGCCTTTTTTTGATTGAGTATTGCTGTATATTCTGCATTCCGTGCCGATGTAACTTGTCGCATTGCGCTCGCCGTGAGCTCTAATTCAATCCGGGTCTGCTCACCTTCTTCTCGGAGCACTCGCAATATTGCTCCCAAGATAGATGATGACTTTACATATTCTTCAAAGGTCTTTCCAAAGCTTCCCAATTTGGTATCAAAAGTTGTGAAGAAGCTGATGAATTGTCCAATGCCGGTGACGGTATCGGCAATCGATCGTGCAAGTTTGTCAAAATTTTCGGTGGTCTCTTCAATTGACCCGGCAGATGATCCAATTGCAAGAATGGCATTTATTAGAGATTCGCCAATGATCTCACTAGCTTCATCTGCGGCCACCTTGAGCCGTGCTAATTTGCCTTCAACCGTATCGGCTTCGGCGGCGGCGAAGCCGGCAAAATTGCGCCGGAGTTCACCGAAGATTGCATTGAAGTCTTTTGTGGCGAGAATATCTTTGTCGAGTCCAACGCCTAATCTTTGAAGGGCTATGAAATTGCCATCGACCGCTTTGCTTAGGGCAACCGAGACCGCGCCCAATTCTTTTTGTGTACCTTTTGAAATATTGATTGCAAGATTAAGCATGTCAAAAGCCGAGCTGACTTCTCCGGTCGATCTGACAATGCGAGACAAGGCCGGGCGAAGCTGATCATCCGAGACACCCGTCAATCTCTGAATCCGGTCAATTTGTGCATCGGCCGCATCGACTACTCCTTGCGATGCACCGGCTGAATTTTTAAGTGATAGCGCAAGAATCCTTTGTGCCTTTTCATCGGCCAATGCATTCTTGACCGACATCTCGCCAAATTTGATTGCGGCGGCCGAGAGTGCGGCATACGCGGCGATACCTATCTTGGAGACTCGACCAAGTGCACCCTCATATTTTTGCGTTGATTTGGTTGCGTTCTTGATGCCTTTGTCATTTAGCTTTGTGATGAATTGAACGATGACATCGCGTGTTAGAGCCATTTAAGACCCCCTCTTAACAAATGCATAGAGCTTCTTGTCAAGCACATCTTGGATGTCATCTTGTGCTTGCTTGCCGTAGATCCTTGCCACTTTGTAAATTAGTCGTGGGGCTCCGGCGTGTTTTCCTTTGCGTTTAATGCCCTCTCGAAAATCATCCGGTGCTTTGTAATTTCGTGACTTCATGGCCGCACCTTTTCGCGGTGTATTTGGCTCGGCTAATTCGTAAATGATTCCGGGCACGGATGTATTTTTCAAAGCAAGCGCATTGACTTTGTAAAGATTGCCGCCGGGAGCGCGTTCTTGACTTGATTTGGCGGTTGAGATTTTGATCCCTTTGCGCATCTTTGCGGAATCCCACACCCATCTCACATCACTTGCGCGGCCACGGTGCTCTTTGTCATTCTCCCATCCCGGACTTGTGTAGGTTGGTGCAACGGTTCGCCATCCACTCAATGCCGGATCTCCGGGAACAAAATCGCGTGCCTTACCCTGCAAGGGTCGAACTACCTTCTTGAGACTTTTAAGCAAATCTTTTTGAAGATCCGGGCTCAAGCTCTTGAGATCGGCGAGGAGTTTTTTGTAGTCCTCAATATAGATCCCACGCTCTGCCATCATCTTCTCCTTGTCCTCGGTGCCTTCTTAACTTGCGACCGTTCTCTTAAGATGTTTTTGATTGATGAATAAATCGCCGGATCACATTCAAGAAGTGCATTTGGTGCAATGCCGGTCAAGACCGACACGGTCGCTATTTCGTAGAGTTCACCGTGTCGGTCAATCCATTTTTTGCGTTAGCATCAAAATTCACATCCTCAATGATCTCGAGCCACTTATCAAATTCAAGAGCGGTGTCGCCCTTTGATTTTGCCAAGTAGTGAGCAATCCAATAGAGATCACTCTCTCTTTGTTCATCGGCGATTCTTCGAACAAAGCCGCATTGAAAATTTGACTCAAAAGCCGCTTTGGATGCGGCCGAGATGTCATACTTCTTTGCGGCTCCCTCTAAATAAATCACTTCAACTTGCCACATATAGATCCTTCCCTCTCTTATGTTTTAAGATGTTGCCTTTGTTATAGCTGTTACCGGGTAAGTCACCGAGACGGTCATCGGAGAATCCGGAGTCGCTTGAATCGGTTGCCAAGATCCGATGTAGCATGACATCGAATATGACGGATTTGTCGCGGTCACGGTGCCCGTTACCGGAATCAATTTGATTGCAAGCTTTGTGCCAAGTGCATCCTCGAAAAGTGAGTTCACACTTGCGGCGGCAAAGTCATTGAAGAGCTCAAGTGAGACGGTGCTCGCTTCAAGTCCACCAATGAAATTTCTTGATGTGTTTGTCATGCTTGTAATTTCAACGGCATCGACCTCTCGAGAGAGTGTCACCGATGATACAAAAGAAGAAATCGTAGTCGTGCCAGCGATGACGGCGACCTGATTTCCCATGAATATGGCCATATTTTTTCCTTTCGTTTATCCGATAATTTCAACCCGATACCGATATGCGAGCATATCGGCTCCGGCATTTGTTATCGTTCCCGCGGTCGCGGTCGTGACTCGCAAGGTGCTACATGCTCCGCCTAGTGTTTTATCTGCTTCGATCGCGGCTTTTATCGAAGAAGAACCCGAACCGGACAAATACAAATCAAGCCGATTTTGACCGGCTCGCTCGCTCATGCGCCCGACAATGAGCAAGATCTCACATTCGGCCGTGTCTAATCCACGAACCATTGATGCATCAAATGAAAAATCTAATTGACCTACTACGGCCGCCGGCAATGGCACGGTATCCGGCACGATATCAAAGCATCGAAGCCCGGTGATTGTGGTCAAATTTGTTTTGAGACCATTACGCACATTCGAAGGCACCATGCTCACGCGAGAGTCTCCCTTTTGTAAGCTCTAACCATTGCCGTGATATCGCGGCCAAGCGGTGTCATTCTTATTGCGCCTAAATCGCCAAGACCTAACACGCCGCCCGGAGAATCTTTGCGCTTGTATAGATCGCCGGTAAGGATAAGGCACGCGGTCTCGATGTCATCGGGAACCGCCGGCCATCCCCATTTGGCCGTGACTTGCACGCCCGGTCTCAATCCGTTGGAAAATAGCCCCGGAAAAATTGGAAAAGTGTTGGTGTTTGATACTACGGTCACTTGTGTAAATGGCCGGCTCAATGATGGCGCGGTCAATGGATCCATTACATAATCGGTGTTCAAGACAAGCGTGGTCTCAAAGGTGCCATCGCCATCTTCATCGGTTTTCACAATCAATCCGGTCGTGCTTGAGATGTCATCGGTGAAAAGAAATATTGGAGATGAGACTCGGTATTCTCTTGCGCTTGCACTTGTATCCGCGTAGAAGCGACGATTTGCAATGCGATCAATTGATCGTGAAGCGGCTTCGACAAATGATTCGAGAAGTGTGTCATCAATATTGTCGGTGATTGATAAGAATGCTTTAGCTTGTGCGAGTGTTGCGTATCCGTTAGTTATGGCCATGATCAATCCTTTCGTGGATCAAAGTTAAAAGGGGATCCAATCGCCTTTGATTTGTTTTAAGGTCAAAGCATGATTTGCCGCTTGTGATGCTCCTTGTCACAATTGACTCCATCGTGCGCCTCGCTATTCGAAAAGATTGATCATGGGTTTTGGCGATGAGAGCCCACGCGGAAGGGTCGCAGACTCTCATCAATCTATGAGCTAAAAGCTCGGTGAAGCCAATCCGGTGCCGTTTATGGCGGCAATAGCACCCGGATATCTCAAAGAAGTGAAGGCGCTGTATCCGAAT